TCCTAATATTTCTTCTTTTAAGTCTTTTGTATAACTTTTTCCTCTCATTGTTTACCTCCAATCACTTTCTATATTATAATAAATATATAGGCAATTGTCCAAGATGTTTTTGGGGCTTAAGAGATATTAAATTAAATGAAAAATATGATTTAATAAATTCTAATGTAAAGATATCCTCATTAATAAGTAAAGAAACTCGTTTTGCGTTAGAGAAAAATGACATAGGATACTATGTATATAAAGATATTAAATTCGGTATTGTTGATAGAAATAGGTCTAATCCAACTGCTAACGTAAATTTAAAAGTTGATAGTATAATTAATGTGATATTTAAGGTTAATTCTACACAAATTGAAGTAATATATGAATTACTTGAACGTTTATATAAGATTGGAATTATATTTGAAAAATAAAAGAGGGATAATTCCCTCTTTTGCTATTTATAGTTTAAAAGCATTTTTGACCTGTTCAGCCATATAAGCTTGTCCAGCATTTTGATACATTTCTTTCCATGATTCAAAATTAGTATTTTCTTTGATATAAACGTCCCATTCATCATCAGGAATTGCTAAAAATTCTTCTTTTGTTGTTGGTTTAAATTTACTATTATCTAGTAGTTCTTGAAAAGAATTAAATTTAGAATGTTCCTTCATGAAGTTGTCATTAAATAATTTATCAAAAGAAACTTCATGCTTGCCTGATATATCTTCTATATTTTTTTGAACCTTATCAAGATTACTTTTAAATTTATCTAAGCCATGTACTTCAAATCCCATGTATCTCACCTCCCCATATTATTAATTATACCATTTTAAAGTATTTTAATTCAAAAATATTATATTTATCAAATTAGAAATAAAAATAATAAATGGTTTAATAATGGTAATTTTACATATAATACTTATAAAATAAAAAATATGAAAAGAGGTTAATAATGAGTATTGTTGCAAAACAGATTACTATTGATGATATTTTTGGTAATGAAAAATTTAATATAGATTTTTATCAAAGAGAGTATAAATGGGAAAAGGAAGATGTATTAAAATTATTAGAAGATATTTTTTATAAATTTGAAAATGAGTATAAAGAAGATATAGATATTACAGTAGAGTCAATAAATAGCTACAGTTGGTACTATTTGAGTGCTTATATGACTAATAATTTTGCAGGGAAAATTTATATTGTAGATGGTCAACAAAGATTTACAACAATTACATTAATTCTTATAAGTTTATATCATTTAGCAAGATTATATAATCTTGAAGAAAGATGTGAATGGATTAAAAATAAGATTTATGGTACAGGAATTGAAGGTAAATCCTATTGGATGGGAGATTATAAAAGAAATAAGGCTTTTGAAGATTTATTCATAGATAATAAAAAATCAAGTATGAATAGACAAGAGGATGATTTGAGTATTAATAATATATATCAAAATTATGTATATGTAAATGAATATTTAACTGATAAATTATGTTCAAAACATAAATTTGAGGCATTTTTACTATTTTTTTTAAAAAGAATTATTCTTGTTAACATTGAAATAGAAGATAGTAAAGATGTATCAATGGTTTTTGAGGTGATAAATGATAGAGGGAAAAGATTAAAACCTTATGAAGTTTTTAAAGGGCAGCTTTTAGGACAATTAGATAAAAATGAAATTAATTCATATTATAATATATGGTATAAAAATATCGCTGAACTTCAAAAAATTGATGAAAAAGAAGTTGATAATTTTTTTAGATATTATTTTCGTGCCAAGTTTGTAGATACTCGTTCAGATTCTAAAAATTTTGATGGAGATTATAACAAAACGGTATTTTCAAACAAATGGGCATCAAAATTAAATTTGAAAAATAATCCAACAGAAGTTAAAAGGTTTCTAAAAGAGGATTTTAATTTTTATTGTAATTTATATTATAATCTGATTACAAAGTTATCTAATGATGTAAAATCTCATGTGTTTTTTAACTCCATAAATAATCAGGATAGGCAATATATGTTGATAATGTCTGCTATAGAAAAGGATGATGATAACTTAGCTGAAAAGATTGAAGTGGTTTCAAAGATGTTTGATAGATACTTTACATTACTACAGTTATTAGGATGCTATGATAGTAATAACTTTAATGATTCAATTACAAAATTAAATACAAACATTAGAAATAAATCTATTTCTGATATAGAAAAAATATTTAATGATCAATTAATATCAGATATAAATAGTATTAAAAACATTAATATTTCTAACCCATTTCAATGGAGTCTTTTTAAAGAAGCAAATAATAGTTTAGGTGTAACATTTTTAAGATGCTTTTTTGCTAGAATAGATAATTTCATAGCTGAGAATGCTCAATTAGAACAATTTGATAAATACTATAATTTAATTAGAAATACTGGTTCGGTGAATGGATACCATATTGAACATATATTAGCAGATAATGATGAAAATAAAAAAATATTCGATAACAATGAAGAATTATTTTATACCCAGCGAAATTATTTAGGAGCATTATTATTACTTAAAGGAAAGGATAATCAATCTTCTGGTAAAGAAACATATGAAAATAAGTTAAAAACATATTCACATGAGACTTTATGGGCACAAACACTAACAGAAAATTTTTATCATTGTAATCCAGGTATAAAAGATTTAATGAATAAATACAATTTAAATTTACATCCTATTAATTATTTTGATCAACAGGCTATTGAAATAAGACAAAGATTGTTATTTGAACTTGTAAAAATAATTTGGAAATAATAAAAAAATGTATTGGATTCATATCTCACTACATTTTTTTAATAAAATTATATATTAATATTAATATTCCAATAAAAAGCAAAAACTTTACTGCTACTATCGTAATTCTGAATAATAATATTAAAAACAATATAGCTATGATTGCTTGTACCACTCTAAACATATGCTTATCCTCCTAAAGTTATTTTTCATCCTCATCTTCAATAAAATCTATAATATCACTTAATTTTATACTACTATCTATTTTTCTAAATGCTTTTACAATTGCATTTAAGTCTTCAGTATTTATTCTTTTAATATTTTCGTTATAATAGAGTCCAACTGTATTTTGTCTCATGCCAGTCTCATCAGAAAGCCATTTTTGGCTTTTTTTAAATTTACCCAATAAATCACTTATATAAAATTTTATCATTATGTTCACCTCTAAATATTCATTACTGTTTTATAGGTTAAATTATACCTTTTATGTATATAAAAGTCAAGTAAAAGTTGAAAAATACTTCCTAAAGCTATTGACAAATATCGATAGGAGATATATGATGTATATATAAGCTATAAGGTAGCTTATAAAAATGTGATGAAAGTCAGGTGCATAAATCACACATAAAATGGTAATAAGTATTATAAAAGAAATATCATAAGAATCAAATAAAAATTTGGGAGGAGATTATTATGGATAGAAGAAAAGAATTAAATATGGAATCAGAAATGTTTTACAACAATATGCAAGAGGAATTAAATGGTAAAGACGTATTTTTGAGTACCGAAGGTGAACAAGAGTATATGCTAGAGTTAGATGATTTTGAAGTTGGAAGTATATTACATGAAGATGATACCCTATTAAGCATAGGTGGTTCACAATTTGAGAATGGATTTTTGGATATAAAATATAAAGATATAAAACAAATTTATAGTGAGTATACTGGCAGCAATTGTGACGATGTGGAAGATTATTATATTTTACTAGAGAGCGGCAACAAAATAATATTGGAAGCATTTTAGGGGGACGAGGTTATGAATTTATATGTTACAAAAAATGATAGTGAAGATGTACAAAGATTCTATAAACTATACCTTTATTTTGCATGTTCAACTGATTTACCAGGTGACCCTATGGATAATCTTAAAAGTAGTTTAGATTGTTTGGAGATCATTGGATATCTTAAAGACGATAAAGAAATTCTTAAAGAAGTAACGAAAACAAGATTCAATATTGCTAGAGATGAGGAATTTGATTTAAATAGGGATGCTTCTTAAATACAATAAAATCGTGATTTTATTCCAACACAAATAAAGCATAGCAATTTAAACTATACTTAAGAAATGTAGAGTATTACAAAGTTATTTTTTACAGATAATAGAATATAACAAAAAATAAACTAATACAAAGGTTTCAAAATAAATGTTACCCTAGTATAATATTAATTGGACGGCAAGTTAAGGGCTTACTGTTCAATATCTTTTATCTTTTAATTATATTTTAATTTTAACCACTTTTTAATTTTTTTATTCACTAAATATGTGAAGTGATTCAAAACATAATTTTCGTACTTTTATGGTACATCATATTTAGTGATAAGTCAATAGGTTTTGAAAAAATAATTTAGTCAAAGTTTCAATTAAAAATTCAATTACGATGGAGGAATGTATTATGAATCAATTAACAAATGTAGAACAGGCGCAAAAATTACATGAAAAAATTATGGAGAGTAGAAACATAGTTGAACAATCATTGGCAGAGTTTGCAAAGAATTTAAAACAAATGCGAGATGGAAAGTTGTATAAAACATTAGGGTATGATAATTTTGGAAATTATACAGAACAAGCAGTAAAGTTAAAAAGAAGGCAAGCATACAAATACATAAATGTAATAGAAAAATTAGATGAAAATTTTGTGCACTCAAACGCACAAATTGGAATTACAAAATTAGAATTATTATCTGAATTAAATAAAAATGATAGAAATAAATTTACAAAGGAAAAACACAATGTTAATGGCAAGCAAAAAACAGTTGATGAAATGACAACAAGAGAACTCGATAAAGCTATAAAAGAGCATCAAGAATTAGAAGATAAGATTAAGGATCAAGAGCAAAAGATCAAGGATATTAAAGAAAATATATTACTTAATCAAGATGTTAAAGATGATATGTCAGTAGAATTTGAAGAAGTTTTAGAAACTGGATGCTTAGGAGGAACAATACTAGAATATAATGTATATTTTTGCAAGGGCAAAACTAAAACTAAAATTACTGGAAAGATTTATGACGAAGAAGACTTATTATTTTTAGCAAGTTATTTTAGTGAAATAGATGTTGTAAAACAAAATGATATTATATCTCGTGTTATTAATAAATCAAAAATATTGATTAAAGAAGAAAAAGAATTTGTTATTGCAGAATGTTTAAAATTTACGGATATAGCATTAGCAAGAGAGGAAGAAATTAGAAGAGAAAGAGAAGAAAAAACTTCACAAAAATGGAGTGAAGCATTTTCTCAATTATTATCACCACAATCACAAATAGATGATGCTCATAAAATAATATATAAAAAATTCTATAAAACATTAGCATTAAAATTTCACCCTGACCAAGGTGGAAGTAATGAAGAAATGATAGTATTAAATCAATTAAAAGAACAATGGGGAATATAAATTAAAGGAGGTAAATACATATGACAATCAAAAAAATATTTAGTAAAAAGGTAGCATTGCAGCTTATTGCAAACAACAACAAGTTGATCTATACAGAAGAAAATCATCAGAAAAAATGGCTTTCAGTTTTTGTATTTGAGCAAACACCTAAATTAATTGCAGAATTAACACTTATCACAAAATCAAATAGTAATTAATTAAAAATCAAAAATATCGAAGGGGAAATGTATATGAATCAAAATGTGCAAATAATGAGTTTAGAGGCAAAAGATGTTGTAATTAATAAATTAGCAATGGTAGACAAGTTAAGTGAAAATAAGGTTGAAGAATTACGCAAACAGGATTATAAAATATTAAATACATATAAAGGTAGTATGGATTATTCTTTATTAACATTACATATACAAGAGAATTATAAAAGAGTTATTAAATTTAATAATAGTAAAAAGAGATTTTATTCTAATGATTTTATTACAGTCAAATTTAACTATTCTTTAGATAATAAACGTTATTTATGGGATGTTGAAGAATATTATCAATTATTACTATTACTAAATATACATAGAACAAATAAAAACAAGTTGAGAACTATATTAAATAATGAAGAGTTATTAAATAAATTAGAAAATGAAGAATATAAACAACAATTATTATTTCTAGAAAATAAACTAGAAAATCTTAAATTAAAACATAAGGAAATATATAAAACTAAAATTAGTATTAATGGTAAGATTGATAGACGTAAAAACAAAGGTAAAAATACAGATGAATTAGAAATAGAATTATCTAATATAAATATTAAACTTAATAATAGTAAAAATGATATCAAGAACCAAGAGAAATGTATTAATGATTATAAATTAGTTACTAAAATAAAAAATAAAATATCATTAATAAATAAAAAAATAAAGGGTATTTTTTCACAAATTAAAGAAATTAAAAATAAATATTATGTTCCTACTGGAGAACTAAGAAACAAGGTGTATGAAAATGAGTTCACTATAAATGTTAATGGAACTGATACTCAATTTGTAAGATTTGCAAGGTCTAGTGGATCTGCCAGAGTTGGTAAGATAAATTTTATTAATAAAAAACTTTTCAATAAAATATTATCATGGCTTATGGCAGGAATAGATTATAAAGATAGTGATAGCCTTGATTTACCTAGTCTAGAAGCATACATCAGCTTAGTTTCTAGTTCGATAATTGATACTTTTGAATTGAAGCCTGAAAATATTTTATTGATTAAAGATCATACAAGTACATTTCCAGATACAGTCATGGCTACGGAATTAATTAATATAAAAAAAGATGATAAAGGTAATATAATATCAGGTGATTTGCATACAGATGTTGCTACAAAGGAGATAACCAATAAGTTATTCGATGGGGAAGCTCTTTTATCAAAAGACGTTTTCATTGAAAATGGTTATTCAGATAAAGCTATACTACAACTTAGGAATCGATTTTATAAGGGAATAGCCATACAAACAGATATACAAAAGTTCTTTAAAGATAATGGTATAAAAACTGTAGAGCAATTATTATCAGTAGAAGATAATAAAACCCTTGCCACTGATGTATCTCAAATAAAACTTATAACTACAGAATCTAGTATTAAAATGATGAAATATAAATCATTTGAAGAATGGGCAAAAATAATGTCATCAACATGGGGCATATGCAAATATGATAAAGGTCAAGAGCATAATTTTAATGGCATGGCAAATACTCATTATCAGCTCTTGAATACTTTGGGTATGAATAAAGAATCTATGAAGGAATTATTAAAAGATACAATAAATTATATAAAATTACTTAAAAATGATGTAAATGTATTTAAACTTCATTTGGGATTAGTGGCAGATGGGGAAATAGACGATGAATTAATAGATGATGATATGTCTGAAGAAGATGTCAAATCATTAGATGAATTTAAAACAAATGCAGGTTTTATATTATCTATGTTGAGTATAAACGAAGATTTCTTCAAGACAAGAGTATGTAGACAATTTAAGTATGAAGTAATTAATAATTATATTGCTAATGTTAAGAAGGGACACATTTTAGTCCCAGGTACATATGCAACTGTTATAAATTCAGCCTATGAGTACTTATTATGTAGTTGTGGTTTATGGGATGGTTCTAGTACATTAGGCATAGGAGAATGTTATACGGCTAAATTCGATAAAGGTGATGATGTATTAGGAGTACGTTCACCTCAACCAACAATGTCCAATATGACTGTATTTAAGCGAGTAGATGCAGGAATATTAGCAGATTACTTTAATGTAGAATCAGAGAATGTAATATACATATCAGCTATTGATTGGAATGTTATGGAACTTGAATCATCTATGGATTTTGATGGGGATGGTATGCTTATCACCAATCAAAAATTGATTACAGATCATTGTGAAAAACTAAATGAAAAAATTACAGTAAATGGACAAGAAATTAATAGATTCTTAGTTAGTACAGACTTTACTCCAAAAAAGAAAATCTCAAGATCATATAATTGGAAAGATTTATCAGATACAGATATCAAATGCAGTCAGGGCAAAATTGGAGAATGTATTAATCTTGTTCAAATGCTGAATTCTGTTTACTGGACAAAAAAGGCAAATGGAGCAAATGAAGAAGAATTATTGGAACTTTACAAAGATATATCGAATTTAAATGTACTTTCATGCATTATAATCGATTCTGCTAAAAAGGAGAGTCCTGTAAATGTAAAGGCTGAAATGGATAAAATAAGAGCAAAAAATTATCTGGGGCGAGGAACTATTATAAGAGATGGAAAGAAAAAAGAAGTTGGTATTAGACCATATTTCTTTAAAAACTTAGATGGTGGTAAGGATTATAAATTTAAGCCTTTTGAGTGTGGCATGGATTACCTAGCAGAGATTATGCAAAAATTAGATAGGAAAAATCGAGACAACGAAAATGGTAATGTACAATTAAAAACACTATTGGTAAAACAAAAAGCAGATAAAGCTGATAGAAAAAATATACAGAAGATAGAAGACTTAGTAACAGAAATGCAAATAAAAATATCTAATGTATATAAATCTAAAGAAGAAACTAAAGAAAAATTTAGACAAGCTGAAGATATTAGACAAGAATATTATCTGCAAATTGCTAAAAAAGGTATTACACCAGTTTTAATTTATACAATTGTTAAAAGATTATCTGATGCTTATAAAAAAGAAGATAGTAATTTCTCTCATTATAAGAAGATTGGTAGAAATTTATTAAAAGTATTATATAGCATAGATCCAGCAAAATTTCTGAATTGTTTTCTAGTAAAAAGTAACAATACAGAAACAATTGTAAGAGATAATGATGGAGATATTGATATATATGGTGTTAAATATAAAAAAATTAAATATTAAAGATATAAAGGATAAGGTTAGTTAAAATAAATAGGGTGTGCCCTAAATGGGCATACCTCACAACTAAGGAGGCAAATATTGTGTGTAAAATTATAAAAACTCAAAGATTAGCAGGATGGCTTATGTATAAAGGTTATATCTTGTTAAGAACAGATAAAGATAGAAAGAATCCTAATTATGATATTTATATATTTAAAAATGAAAATAATATTGAAGCAGAGATTGATAATTATGTTAGTAACCATAAAAAATCTAGTTAATTTAGGGGGTAAGCAGAGTTATGTTGTTAGCAGAGAAAAATCAAAAACAATTAGAACATTTAGACGAGGTTATAAACAATGAAAATTACTGGTATAATGATAAATTCAGAGTAATGAATAATGAAGCAGGATGTGGTAAGAGCAGACAAGCATTTGAATCTATGGCTAAATTAGCAAGCAATACAAATGATAAAATTATTTACATACAAATGTTTGCAAATGAAAATTCTGAAAAACAAGATGCAAAAGAATTAAAAAATACTGTAGATGCAATAAATAGTCACTGTAAAAAGAAATTAGCAAATTATTTATGCTCTGAGAATATATCGTTACACAAAAAAATATTAAGTGAAAATCAAATTATTTGTATTACACATAAGAAATATTTAAAACTATGTACTAATACTACAGGAGATAATTTTATTACGAATGCAGATGTGTTAATAATAGATGAATTTCCGAATCTTTATCAAAATTTTTTTGTGACAGAAATAGATCTTGTTAGATTACAAGGTTTTGGGTTATTAACAGCACAGGACAAACAATACATAGAAGAACTAAATATTTGGTTTAAAAATAAATTGAATGAATTACATAAATCTTATGGTAAAACAATGCATGTGGTTAATTTACATAAACAAGATGTAAAAAAATTTGTAAAGGTATTACGTACAATAGTAGATAAAGCAACTAAAGATAATGAATTCGCCCATAAATATATAATTGAATCTGCAAAAAAGTTACTGGAAGTATTTAGCCATACAGCGATTTATTATACAGCGAGTGTTGGTAAAACTTATCCAGCCTTATATAGTTTTTATAATAATATAGAATATATATTTGCAAGTCAATGTAATATTATATTAGATGCAAATGGCGGATTTGATGAAAGGTACAAGCTTAGAAAAGACATATTTACTGTAGATAATCAGAGCAAAGTTTTCGATTATTCGGATAGTGAAATAATACTTCATCCAATAGCAACTACAAAAAACGCATTAATTGGTTATAAAGATATAGTTGTTGATGTAGCAGAATATATAGATAATAAAGACCACAAGTCGGGTTTTCATGAAAATAAACATCATCTTATTGTAACAGATATAAAGAGAGAAAGTACAATAACAGATTTCCAAAAGGATGCATATGATTGGATGGATATATCTGTATCACATTTTGGAGCATTAATAGGTAAAAATAACTGGAAGAAATATGATGATATTTGGATTATAAAAACACCATTTTTTCAATTTGTAGACTATATATTACAATATTGTTTCTATAGCAAAAAGGATTTAAATGGAAATACAAATTGTGAATTAAAGGTAGTAAAAGGTATACACAGTAATTATCCAATATTTAGAAATAGAGACTTTAATAAATTCAAAAATAGTATTGTACTAGGAGAATATTATCAAGCTTGCAAAAGGATTGCTAGGGATGGGAGAAAGTGTACATTTAATATATTAACAGCAGATGAAAGTTTATTTGATTTATTAGTTATGCAATTTAAGAATATTAAAGAATCAGTTTGTGCAGAATTGGAACTACGTCAATTAGTAAAAATAGAAAAAAAGAAACCAGGTAAAGAGCCTACTAAAACAAATAATCGAGTAAAGATAATAGAAGAATATTTAATGGATGCAAAAGCAAATGGTAAAACTAAAATAGAAAAATCTGAAATATGTGAAATAGCTGATTTAAGAAAAGATAAATTAAGTAAAACATTAAAGAAAATTAATAATATTCAATTTACTATAGGTATGGGAAAAGAGCAGTCATATATAATACTATGATTGCCTTAATCTCGTAAGTACGTGGTAGGGGAAACATTCGCCACAGGCTCATATTTCCTTGAATTTAGCCTAACGGCAAAATGTCATAATTTAATTTTACTCTTTTTTCTTTAATTAATTGATAAATATAGAAAATCCCCAACTGCCTATTTGGTCTTAGAGTAGTAATATCAATGGTTTGAGAGCGATTGCCTTATTAGGTATACTATATATTATTTATAATAGGATAATAGGGCAACCCCTTGTAAAGTTAGTAATACCAACGGTTACAGAGGTTGTCTTTAAATTCATAAATCGGGAATTTTCAAATTGTATAATAATCCAATTATATTATATATCATTTAATAGTAAATAGTCAATAAATTAATTGGTGAAAAATAAAATAAAAAAAGGTAATGATGCTCTTAGCGTTAGCGTAAGACATAAGAAAATGCGATAGCGTTTTCCTTACCCAAGTACAGACGGGATTAAGGCAAGTAATATACCGTATGGTATAATTTATATATTGATTAATTTAATATTAAATAATACGGGGGTTAGATATATGCATAACATATTTATTAAAAAGGATTATTATGATGGAAATGAATTAGAATTTATTTATTCTCTTGATTCACAAGAATTTAATTATTCAGTTACTTATAAGCTTGGAAATTTAAAAACATTAGATAATGGTTTATCAATAACCACAGAGCCACATCTAAATGCAGCCAGTAAATTTGAACGTATTATATTTGATGAAGTTAATGAATTTTTGCTATCTAAAATAAGAAATGTAGGCTTAGGCAACATAGATAATTTAAAAGAAGAATATAAGATTCCATTTGATGGTGAATTAAATCATATTGATTTTTAGGTATGTGACAATTTGTGCATTCGACTGCACATTTTGGTATCCTCAATCAGTAGAAACTTATATTTATACAAAAAAATATCAAAAATTACCACGAATTTTTTTGCAGACAACTATAACATGTCCATTTTTCACCTAAAAATAAGCAAAAATTGATTAACGTTTTCAAGGCTATATTATTCTATATGGGGGAGATAGTATTATATAATATTATTTTTCCTAATCTGAAATGATTTGAAACTAAGGCATAAGTGCAAAATCTAATAATTTATGCGACAGAGAGATATTTGCTGAGTGAGATTAAGCATACTTTCATTTAATTATTTTTTATTTAAAAATATCTATACACAATTATAATATCATATTGGTTAGATGATTACAATAGGTATTTTTAAAAAATGCTAATAGAACAACCTATACACAGATGGGTTGTTTTATTATATATTTTCTTCATAATATTCCTTTAATTCTTTTATGTATGGGTAGTTTCACATTTCTTTGCTACCCATATTTATTAGATTTATTTATCAAATTTTAAAATGAGTTTACTATTTTTTATAGTAGATTGATTCTAGAGTTTGATACACTTTAGGCATTTTTGATTTTTGGCTACACCTAAGCTGAAAAAATCATATTATAGTAAGTTTTTCGTAGAGTTTTTGTAATCAGGGCAGATCTGATCTCCTCCCAAGCAAGTATAAAACTCTACACTTTATTTTAAAATGAGTTTCTATTTAATGGAAATTGATTCTAAGATAAAATTTTTAATATCTTAGATATGATTTTGAGCAAAATAAGAATACTCACTTATGCTCAGTTTTTTAAAATGAAGTCCACATTTTAGGCTTTTATTTATTTTAATTTATTTTTTATATATATTATATAAAAATTGAATATCGTTCAGATGCTCAACTGGGTTAAAAAATAGAAGTAACAGAGACGGTTTTAAAAGGCGGTCTCTATTTTTTATACATTTATTGGAGACTCCACATCTCCATTTAGCGTATATAGAGCCTATCTTAAATGGTAGGTTTTATTATGTGCTAAATATTGTGGGTTCTGCAACAAGTGTATAAGAGATTTATACGCTAATAAACATGTGGAAGGATGTGAATAGCAACATTACAAAAAGTGGCTATTAAATAAAAGTATGAGAAAGAGCAGGTGGAGCTGTCGAAAAGGACATTAAAGTATTAATAATACAATCTGATATACGACTAATAAAGGCATAAGTAGTAATAATGCTAAAAAATGGAACAAACAATAAAACAAAGAAATAAAAATAGGTTAGGTGAGGTAAATTACAATACAAATGGAAGTAGAATGCAAATTATAAAATATAATAACAGCTTAGATGTAGTAGTAAAATTTGAGGATGGATATATTACTACATGTCAGTATGATGCATTTAAAAAAGGTATTTTGAAAAATCCTTATGATAAAACTATAAATGGAGTGGGATATTTAGCTGAAGGAATTTATGAATCTTATGATAATGGAATGGTAACAAAAGCATATCAAGTTTGGTGCAATATGATGACCAGATGCTACAATGAAAAATATCAAGAAAAATTTCCTACATATAAAGGTTGTACAGTGTGTACTGAGTGGCATAATTACCAAGTATTTGCTAAGTGGTTTTATAAAAATTATTATGAAATAGATGTAGAACAGATGGATCTTGAAAAAGATGTTATTCATAAAAATAATAAAATATATAGTCCTGAAACATGTATATTTGCACCTCATAGTATTAATTTATTATTTATAAAACGTAATGCGATGAGAGGTAATTTACCAATTGGTGTATTTTTACAAGGATCTGGAAAATATTTGGCATCATGTAGTATTCTTCACAGAAAAATAAAACGTATTGGATTATTTGATACTTCAGAAGAAGCATTTGCAGCATATAAAAAATTTAAGGAACAATTAATTAAAGATGTAGCCGATGAATTTAAGGATAAAATTCCTAAGAAACTTTATAATGCAATGTATACATATGAAGTTGAAATAACTGATTAATAAATGTACATATAAATTTGAAAAATGAGTAGGATTTGTGGGGAACAACCACCACTTACTTTTAAATAAATAATTCGACAAATAATAATTCTATCTTATTATGTAATATTATATCATTATACATTTTATGCTATAATAATGTAAGGATTGCATGAGAGGAATGAAAAAAATGGCTGATAAATTGGATGTTGAATCACTTAAAAAAGGATTTATAAATATAAAAATTGGGATGTTGACAAAAGAGATTGCAGATATAATTAAACTTGATAGAGATGAATGTGATATAGTATTATGGGAAGATAGATTTAAGTATATTGAAAAACATAAAGAAAATTTTGAATCAGAAGAAAGCTTTATTAAGCATATAGAATTAATTCCTGATATAATAGAAAATCCTGATTATGTTGGAAGGCATCCAAAAGATAATAGTATCCAATACATTAAACAGCTAGATAAACTAATGATTGTTGCAGTTAGAATTAAATATAAAGGTAAGTTATGCTTTAGAACTGCATATCCTTTAACTGAAAAACAATTGAAAGATTATATTGAATCTAATACTGCATGGAAAGTAAAATAAGATTTTGTCAATTATTATTGACAAAAATGCATTATAATTATATAATAAACATATAGTAAGTAAGGATAGATTATTGAAGGGCAGAACGGGCAGCTGCCACGCCTTAGCAATAAGGTCTTTCAAGAGATGTAGGGTTGCCAACCTACTCAGTAATCTATCTTAATATATTATAAATGTGTTTCTGATGTTTATCAGGAATTTTTTTATTTTTTGAGTAAATTAATAAGTGATACTGTAAAGAATAATTAAACAAATAAAGGGATTTGAAATAAGCTTGTAGAATATGGTTATAAAATACAATATTGAGGAGATGGGAATATATGGCTACTAAAGACGGGTTTTTAATTGGAGAAGAGGTTATAAAAACACCAAATGCTAAAGGAGCATTAAATGGAGATTTTAAGTTTAATGGGAATTCAATAATAGGTGATATATGTATTTATAAAGATTTGTCTGAAAAAGAATTGCAGGATATTAATAAAAAGGAATTTCAATGGACTCCTAATTTAGTTTTTAAAGTTAATTTTGAACATAATGCTAATTCAAGTAATGTAGAAGGATTAGTTGGAGAATTAAAAAGATGGGTATTATATAGAAAAGAAGTTGGAAAGGATAAGGAAACTAAAATTTGCGAATGTGATCATAATAAGATTTCCTTTATTGATTATAAAATGTGTGGTGGCAAGGTTTATCAATATTGTTTATATGCAGATAGTGATACTCAAAGAAGTAATCCGCAATATACGGATAAAATATATTGTAAGGTAGATGGTATATATATATTAGATGCTTTAGCTATAGATAATGGGAAAGAAGTTGAGTCATATCACTTTTTAAACATTGAAATGACATTAAATGGAAATGATGGAAGAATAGTTATAAATACAGATAAGAAACTAAATTCAGAGACTTATAATTTTTTAGGTAACAATAATCCTAAAATATTAAAAACACAAAATGATATATTTAGAATACTAATGAAACCAGTGAGTTATACAGAAAAAAATATAACCATTGAATTTGTAGTATGTGGCGAGGTATAAATAATAAATATTTAGTACGGTGAGGATCTATAGAAATATAGGTTCTTTTTTTATGCACTTATATTTACATAATATAAAATTATGTATAGTGATTTATAAAGTAAAGTAATTAAAAGGAGAGAAGAAATATTATGAAAAGAAAATTTATGAAGGTTGAAGATATTGAAATAACTAGCGTGAATATTCAAATGACACATAACAAGTCAAATGAATTTTTAAAATATGGAATCGGATACATATATAAAGGAGAAAAACATTCTTCTAATTTTATTACAGTAAAAAAGGATAATAAGTTATACGATTTAGATTATTTGAAAAAACATATTGTAGAAAATACTATGGAATGTAATGGTAAATTTTTAACTGGATTATTGGAGATTGATAAGAAAATTCTTGGAGGATTATTATAAATGAAAATTAATTATGTTGCAAGTGAGGAAGAAAGATATTTAAATACATTAATAAAAGATTATGAATGTGAATGTATTTTTATTGAGTATGGCATTATATATTGTCTTGGGAGTAATGAAGTTGTAGATATGGATATGGTTGAACGGATGAATATAGATGTTATAGAAGGATATGTGACATTATACACTTCAGAAGATGAAATATACATAGTAGATTTTGTTAACGAAAGAATTGTGAAAGGGAGGTAAATACAATGAAAGATATGACTATTACAGTAGAATTAGATAGTAAAATAAAGAAATTAATGAGTGGAAAATTAGATGATTTACTTGATGAAATGTGGGAATACGAGGTAAAAACTAACGAGGAAATGTTAGAGAGAAATAAGAAAATAATGAGTGTTTTGGATTATGAAACAGAATGTATTAATAGGCTGATAGAGTTATATGAAGATAAATAAATTATTGGGTAAAAAATATCCCCACCCTATATATTTTTTAGTGGGACATATATTGTCCATGTAAATATGTAATAATGTAAAGTAAAAATACTTGACAAGATGGAGGTGAAATTAGATATGATAAATGAACAACAGTCTTTGGCAATTGATATGTTAATCGAGGGAAAAGTAAGTAAAATAGATATTGCAAAGACGTGTGATAGGTCAAGACAATGGCTATATGATAGTGTTATTAATGATGAGGAATGTAAGGCTGAGCTTGACGCTCGCTTACAAGAAATAAAAGATGCAGGAGAAAAAAGAATAAAAAGTAAAGTAGATATGTATATTAAAGAACTGGATAAGATAGCTTTAACAAGTAAAAATGAAAATACGAAGAAAGATGTGCTTATGTATTTATTAAATAGAATCTATGGTAATCCAACATCTAAGTTAGAAACAAATGATAATACTAAAGATAATGAAAGTATATCTACAAATGACTTGCAGAATGAGTTTAATAAATTCAAATTAAAGAAAGTAGAGTAGATAAAACATATCTTTTATGTAATAATTATTCATGCATATTTTATGTATATCTACGTATAAAACATACAATATATGAATAATAATACAAAACCCCATGTATATTTTATTTTACGCAATTCGTTTATTAATGTATATAGTATATAAATGGCTCAACCATGCATGTTACATAGATATATAATATATATAATAGACCAATTAATATGTGAATAAAAGGTTCGTTTGACGCAATTCGTGTAATAGATAAGTAATACAGCGATGTATAAATGTATATTATATATTAGCAGTATATGTATGTATGATATGCAAGTATATAGTATATATTATGCATGATGTATAGTGTGTATGTGTTAAGTATATAAAGATATTAATAAATAATTTAATTAAATAAATAAGAATTAATTAAAGAAGATAATTGAGTTTTATCTTCCTTTTGTTTTGTAATTAAATGGTAAAAGTGGTCAAGGGGTAGCATTCTATTTGGTGGGAACAAAAATACCCCTTGTTAGGCTATAAAATTTTTTACAATATTTTTGAAACTCGACTAACCAGAAGGGAGGTAATTACAATATTATATGATGATATAGAATTCAAAGAAGATGACGAAGGTAATAGTGATGAATTTAACCGTTATCTATTGTATAAATACTCTACAAAACAATTAATATATACTGGATTAGACCATAAACAAGCTGAAAATGAAGCACAACAATTAATATTGTCCCATGCGGATAACTTATTTGGTAAGAATTCCCTAGCAGTACAATTAGCAATGGTAAACTTAGAATTCTATTGTCAATATTATCTTCAAGATACTTTTATTCCAAAGGACAATAATACTGCACGTAATCTAGCACCTGTTCATTTAGAGGTATGGCAAGAATTAGAGAAAATGTTCATAGAAGATCTGTATGATAATGAAGAATTCATATTACCTCGTGGTTGCAGTAAATCTACTATTATAAATAAGGCTCTAAGTTGTTATTTACATTGTTTTGGAAAGAGTAGATATACGATTGTTATAGGTAATAAAGAGGATGATGCTGTTCAATTTGTGGCAGATACACGAAAAATGCTAAATAACCAATACATAATAAAATCCTTTGGTAAATTAATAGATAAACGTTCTAGAACAGTAAATAAGCAAGAATTAGAATTAACAAACAATTCCAAAATACAAGCATTTAGTTGGGGTAGTTCCGTAAGAGGTACTACATATGGTTGTAAAGATGGAATATTCAGACCAAGTTTAATAATATGTGATGATGTATTAAGTGAAGATGATATATTATCCGATGGAGCAAAAGAAAAGGTATTAAATAAATATTATAAAGAAATTACAGAAGTTGGCGATAGTGAAGTGATTAGAAATGGTAAGAAAATAAAAAGTGCATCAAAATTTCTTGTAATTGGAACTCCACTTGCACCAGATGATTTTATAAATACTATAAAAGAAGATGTAACATTTAAGGTCTTTCATAGGTCAGTGGTTAATTTTGATATAGATAAATATTTTGAGGACAACCAGTATTGGCAACGTTATAAAACTATATTAATGAATACTAAAATTAGCAAAGAAGATAAAGATATAATGCTAAAGGAATATTATATAGAAAATAAAGATTATATGGAATTTCCTACGATATGGGAAAAATATAGTTCTGATACATTAGCCAAAAAATACTTTAATAAGAGAACTGCATTTATGCAAGAATTAATGTGTTCTTGTGAGAATATAGGTGAGAAATGGTTTAAATCTATAAGGAAACAGTCGGTACAAGAGATAGAATTTAATACATTTATCAAAACTATGTTATGTCTTGACCCTGCATCTACAACTGGTAAAAATAGTGATTATTGTGCTTTTGTGGTAGGAAGTAAGGCTGAGAATGATTTTAAATATGTTCGTAAAGGTATTATAGAGAAACTTTCATTTAATAATTATTGCAATAAAGTAATTAAGTTATTAAAAGAATATCCAGATATCACTCATATATATATCGAAAAAAATACATATCAGGGCAGTGATGTAATTAAAATAAAAGAATTAATTGCAAAAGATGATGAATTAAAAGGACGAGATTTGGAATTTATTAATGAAATGCAGAGGAAAAATAAAGACCAGAAAATTTCTAGCATTGTAGATGACACAAATAGTGGGGCAATAATATTCAATAAAGAAGATGAACAATTTATAAATCAATTTCAAGAGTTTTCGGGACAAAACTATACCCTCCACGATGACGCAGCTGATGCAGTCGCTGAGTTCGCCAATAGAATAGATAATATAGAATTAATACCAAAATTAATAATCCTAGATCGTAGAGACTTAGGACTTTAATGAAAGGATGTGATATAAAAAATGGCAGAGAAAGAATTATTAAGCAATTGTTATTTAGATTATAAAAAAAATAAAACAACGTATGATAAGATGAATAATTATTATAACAATGAGAGTGATGCTAGAAAAAATTATCAGATAATTACTGATAGAATAAACAATATATTAGATGTTAACTTTATTCAAAAATTTATTGCAGAAGAATCAAGTTATGTGCTAGGTAATCCTATTACATATTCAAGCTATACGGATAATGTTGATGCTGTTAATGCTATTAGAGATAATATAAGGCACTGGAGTGTAAAACATGATAGAGAATTACTTAATGAATCATTGAAATTTAATATTGGATATGAATTATATTTTATTGATAAAATTGGCAGATTTTCTTCAATAATATGTAATCCAACAAGTTGTTATATTTTGGAAGATGATTTTGGAAATATAGAGTTATTTATTAGATTCTATACTAAGAGATTTGATAAAACTAATACTATATATGCAGATGTGTACGAATCTACTACTATAATACATTATAGAGTATTAGCTAATAATTTTGAACAAATAGGAAATATTGATGAAAATATGTTTGGTAGAGTTCCAGTTAGTATGGTATATATAGGAAGTTTATATGAAAGTATATATGCAAGAATTAAAAATTTACAAGATGCATTACAGACTAATATGAGCGATAACAGTAATGAAATTAGTGATTTTAGGGCATCATACATTAAAATGACGGGATGTAAAATTGATGGTACAACTAAAGGTGAAGATGGATTAACTGATTTACAAAGGATGAAAAAGTTAGGTATATTAAATCTTCCATCTAAAGATTCAGACGTGGCTTGGTTAATGAAAAATTTCAATGATTCTTACGTCCAGAACAATTTAAATAATATAGAAGATAAAATATATCAAATGAGTTCTCATATTAATTATAACGAAAAGATGCAAAGCAATTTGAGTGGTACTGCTCTTAGAAGTAGACTATTAAGTCTAGAAATGAAGTGTAAGAATAATATACAAGCTATGCAGGATTGTATAAAAAATAGAATAGAATTTTTATTTTTATATTTATATAAGAAAACTGGAGTTGCATATAATGTTGGTGATATTAATTTGACATTTACTCCAAGCATACCAACAGACGATTTCCTTACTGCACAGATGATTTCACAATTAGGTGATAAAATATCTACTAAAACAGCTTTATCTCAATTAAGTTTTATAAATAATCCTGACCTTGAGATGAAACAAATTGAAGAAGAAAATCAAGCTGATTCTATTGGAAATGATTTGTTGACTAATTCTGATGGAAGTGATAACAATGCCACAAATTAATCCAACATACCAGAAAATGATTGTTGATTAACAATTTGTTTTATCCTACTTTTTACAATTTGTTTTCTCCAAGAAAACAATAAATTTGCACTTTAAAATATCCTATTTAGAAGATAAATTAACCTAAAATCGCACTTTAATTTATCA